TGTTATAAGACCTGACAGAATGATTGCTAAGATAAATAAGTTAGGGAATAAAATCGACTTCGCTTTTAATAACGATGGAACACCTGATGTTTATGAAGACGGCGAGATTTCAATGATTAAATTCATTCACCCTTTGGAAGACATTAGGGGATTATCTCCATTAATTCCAGCTGCATTCTCTGTTGATATTTTGAACAACGCTAAAACGTGGAATAACGCAACTTTTGCAAATCACGCTTCGCCTAGTGGAGTTATGAAAGTGAAAGGAACTATAGATAAAGAGAATCACGGGAGATATAAACAAAAATTAAAAGCTTTTGAAGGTGCAAGAAATAAAGGTAGAACAATGATACTAGACGAAGGTGCAGATTGGCAACAAATGGGAATGTCGGCACATGAAATGGATTTCATCAACGGTCAAAACTTGTCAGCTAAACAAATATCACTTGCGTTGGGGATTCCGAGCGTTTTATTAGGAGATAGTGATTCTAGCACTTACAACAACGTTAAAGAGGCTAAGAGAGACTTTTACACCGATACTGTAATACCGATTGCAAAATTAATAGTTAATGAACTGAACAACTGGTTAATGCCTTCCTACGGAAAAAACGATAAGTTAGCAATAGTAGTAGAAAGTATAACCGCTTTATCTGAAGATAAAAATGATGCTGCGACAAGATCAGAAAAATTGTTTAAAGCTGGGATAATAACAAGAGCAATGGCTTTAAGTATGAATAGTTTGCCATTTACTGATCAAGATCATATATATATGAAGTTCTTAAACGTTGAGTATGTGCAAGCTGAAAGTAAAGCTGAATCAAAGAGTAAAAACAATATTATTGAATATAATAAAACTCTTTTAAAAGACAATATAAGGAAGTTAGATAGCCTTATACTAAAAAAAAAAGAAAAAAAGTTAACTAAGAAGAAAAGATTTACTATATCGAAAATAGTTTCAGTTTTAAACGCTTTAGACGGCGAAGAAGTACACGAAGATGTAAAAGAGTTGTATTATACAGTTATAGCCGAAGAGGGTTTAAGGATTTTCACCGATGTTTTAGATGTTGCGATTGATAACCTAAATATGGATAAATACATTGAAGATTATGTTGAAAAAAGTGTTCTTGAGAAATCCATTTTAATGACAGAAAGTACACTTTCAGATAAATTGAAAGTTCAACTAGAAGAAGGAATTAAAAACAAAGAGACACTTAAAGAGTTACAAGCAAGAATAACAAAAGTATTTGAAGATCAGTATTTTATATCTAAAGTCCCGAACCACGTTGAAATGATCGCAAGAACAGAAGCTTTGACAGCTTCAAGCGTTGGAAGAAATCGAGCTTATGTTCAAAGCGGTGTAGTTGTTTCAACGGAATGGTTGACAACTCTTGACGGAAGAGAAAGAGACTCACATGGACCGATGAACAATCAAATTAGAGAAGTAGGAAAACCGTTTGACACGGCTGGTGGAAATCAATTGATGTTTCCACGTGACCCTTCTGGAAAAGCTGAAGAGGTGATTCAATGTAGGTGTTCTGAAGTTCCAATTGTAAAAGGTCAAAAAGGTGAAATAATAATTATGTTTGATACTAAACAAAAGAAAGATGAGGCGTGGCAATCAAATGATGATGCCGCAATGGAGTGGGTAAAGCCTATGTTAGAAAATTATGATAAAGCGTGGAGAAGACAACTTGATAATGTATTAGATGCTATGGATAAAGCTGTAGAATAATAACTTCATTTATATAGATGGATTTAAATCATTCTAATTACAAAGGAGGTGAGAACGTGGAAACTAAATATAGAAAAGTGCCTCTTCAAGTAAAAGCGAGTGATTCTCCTGGTGAAATAGATGCAATTGTTCAAATGTATCCAGAACTTGAAAGTGTAAAAGATAGTATCATGGGAGTAGTCAGAGGAACTGCAAGTGTGTTTGGAAATATAGACAGTTATGGAGACATAACAGCAAAAGGAGCTTTTGAAGAAACCATTAAAGAGAATGGACCCAGTGGAAAAAACAGGGTTAAAATGCTACCCCTTCATAAAACTGATAAGTTCCCGATTGGTAGAATATTAGAGCTGTCAGAAAGCAATGTTGGGCTTGAATTTACATCTATTGTTTTAGCGACAGATGGAGAGCTTGGAGGTAAAAATGCTTGGTTAGTTATTAAATCGGGAGCAGTAACAGAGCTTAGCTATGGATACAATATAACTAAGAAAAAAGATACTAATATTGATGGAAAACTAGTGACTATTCTTGAAAAAGTTGATTTATGGGAAATCTCACCTGTTATTTGGGGCGCTAATGACCAAACTAGTTTTAAAAGTGCAGGAATGGAAGAAATAACAACTTTAATTGAAGAAACAAGAAAATCTTTTAAAGAAACGATTGAAAGAATAACAATAAACATGAAGAAAGAAAAAGATAAAGACATATCATTTAAAGATTTTGACGCTACACAATCACTAGATTACATGCTTAGAGGTAAAGTTATTGATAGTATTGGTGATGATTTTATTGGTAATCTTTGTGTTAATTTAATTGGGTTAAACGAATTTGTATATAATCATTGGTATTATCCAGACAACGAGCAAGATTGGTTTGATAATTATTATAGACAAGGCTATGTTGTTGTAAATGGAGCTGTAGAGCTTGTAGGAGATAGAACACAAGTTCAACCAGCAAGAACATTTGTTGATAAAAAGAGTAAAAAAGAAAAAGAAGGTAATCAAGAATCGAATGAATTTTTAGAAAAGTTAAAAGAGCTTAAAAACTCAATAAAAAAAGGAGGAAAACAGAAATGAACCCAAAAAAAGAAGAATTAGAAATACTTGAAGATATTAAATCAAGCATGGAGAGCCAAAGTACTGAAATGGAGAAATTCGCAACAGGATTAAAAGAAGCGAACGACTTGATTGAAAATTTAAAAGCTAAAGGTGAAGAAGTTCCCGAAGGTTTAAAAGATTTCATGGAGAAAATGGAGTCTAAACTTGACAATCTTGAAACTGAGATTGCAGAACAAAAGATACAAAAAAGAGCAGATGAAATAGAAGGTAGTTTTAAAGAGGCTGGTATTAGCTTTATGGGATTCTTGAAACATGCAATAGCTCACCCTAACCAAAAAACAGCTATTACAATTTATGGAGCGAAAGAACAAGCTACACCAGATAAAGAAAAAGCTTTATCAACTGATATTGATCCGAATGGTGGATACTGGTTACAACCTACGTTCTCAGGAAGAATTAGAGAGTTTATTACTGAAAGTTCTCCTATGAGACAACTTGCAAGTATTGAGTCTGTTCCAGAAGGTACTACTGAACATATGGTACCTTACGAAAAAGATGATAAAACTGGTGCAGGATGGGTAGCTGAAAGAGGTTCGAGATCAGAGTCAGCTACACCAGAACAAGCACTAGCAAGAATACCATTGAACGAAGTATACGCCGACCCTGTGATGACTAAGAAAATTATGAATAACCCAACGTTCAATACTGAAGCTTGGTTAAGAAGAAAAGTTGCTCTTAAAATTGCAAGAACTGAAAACACAGCTTTTGTCCTTGGAGATGCAATTGATAAACCAGAAGGATTTTTAACAAACTCAACTATAGAAGCTTTAATAACAGCTGCAAGTGGAGTTCTTGATTTTGATGATTTAGTTGACCTTCAAACAGCTTTAAAAGATGCGTACGCACCAAATGGAGTATTTGCATTCAATAGAAAAGTTTTAAGAACTATCAGAAAAATAAAAGATAATGATGGTAGATATATTTGGGAGCCAAGTGGTAAAAATGGAACTCCTGGAACTTTATTAGGTGATCCTTATGTGTTAATGGATGATATGCCTGATACAATCGCGGCAGGAGCAAAGGCAGTAGCTTATGGAGATTGGAAAGAAGGTTACACAATTGTAGACGGTGGAGGGTTAAGCTTAATTATTGATCCTTATACAAGAAAAGGATTCATTGAGTTTTACTGGTCTAAAGAGGTCGGTGGAGGAGTAATCCAACCTGATGCATTAAAAATATTAACAATTAAAGCGTAAAAATAAAATTATAAGGAGGTAAAAAAACAATGAATTTATATCACAATAGTGAATCAGAAGTAGCTTTTGACTATGCTTCGGTAACAGCAAATGCAACTGGAAATATAATTGATAGACAAGGATTCGAAGAATTAACATTTCAACTTGTAACAGGAGCAGTAACAACAGCAGATGCAGACAACACAATCACTGTAGCTTTATATGAAAGTGATGCTTCTGATATGACAGGAGAAACAGTTGTAGCAGCAGCGGACATATTAGGAGATCTTCCAGTAATAAATGATGCAACTACTCAAGATGATTCTTTACTTGATGTAGGATATGTTGGTGGAAAAAGATATGTTAGACCTAAACTAGTTATTGATGGAACCGTTGCAGCTAACATAGTGATGACAGCTATTAAATCAGATGCTTTAAAAATGAAAGTGTCTAAGTAGGTGTAATTGATGAAAATTAAATTTAAAAAAGATGTAACTGGTTTTCCTGACGGGATTAGAGAGAAAGAGTATAAAACTGGTAAAACATATGATTGTCCATTAGATGTATCGAAGTTTTTAGTTGATGCATGGGTTAAGAAAGGTGTTTGTGAAATAGTTAAAAAAGAGCCTGTGAAACCAATAACTAAAGCACCTAATCCAAAAAATAATAAGTAGGTGGTTTAAATGGCATTGAATGATAATGCTTTGACAACACTTCAAACTGTAAAAGATGAGTTAGGGATTACTGATACTTCAAGTGATCCCTACTTGATAAGAAAAATAAATGTATATTCTAAAAAGTTTGAAAATTACTGTAGGAGAAAATTTAAAAAAGAAGAAGTTGTAGAAAAACATGAAGGTAACGACAGTTTATATCTTTTATTAGATAGATACCCCGTTGAGTCAGTTTCTAAATTAGTTATTGGAGAAAATGAAGCAGACCTAACACACTTAGAGATATTTGATGATGAAGGTAAAATCTTTTACGGTAGAACTACTGGATGGAATTATAAAGGTTGTGGATTCCCTAAAAGAGCATTAACTCAAGGTCTATCAAATGGTGACACAGTAGAAGTTTTTACAGATATTGAGGTTACCTATATTGGTGGATATGTTTTACCAGATGATGAAACCAACAGAGACTTACC